TAGTGTGTTGCACCCTTTGTGAAATCCTCGAAGTTATCGAGATTTCCTCCTTCGAGCATTTCATATGCAAGTGCTTTCGCTTCTTCCCACGCAGCCATGTTCCTAGGAACGTCCGGCTTGCCGTCTCGTGTCCAGGAAAATTGAGCCACGGACTTTCCAGACCTGCTGCTCTTACCTACCTGCCAAACAACTTCACAGATGCTGTCTGGATACATGACAGATTTGACACGGTTAATTGTGACAAGACCAACTGCAATCTTTCCTTCGTGTGGTTCGTGTCCCGCCTCAAAGTAAATGTTTTGCGCCAAGCAATGCATCTCCTTTTCGAGCGACTTATAATGCCATGAGTAAACAGGAACCGGTGTTGGTTCTGGTATTCTCAACAGAGCATCGATGATGATTTCCTCGATATCTTCCATTACACTGGATAGTGATATTGTGTATTCTGGGTTATCTTCGCTCTCGTCTGCCAGTGCTGGTGCCGCAAATAAAGAAATAGCGGCGAGAATTCCGAGAACAAAAATATTAGCTGGTGTACGCATTTTGTGCAACCTCCATAGTCAGCTTTGGTTAAGTTTATATTAATACTGTGGAAAAGTCAATTGTTTTCCGAAACTATAAACCGAGTCCCTTCAACTCTTTTATAGTAGTGTGTGCATTTCTGTGAAGGATCCCTATTCCTCCTGCATCATTCCACAATTTTACGTTTATTGGTGTGTCGTCTATTAATATGTGATTTGGTGCGGCATATTGGTACTTCTGTTTCCCCGATGCCACCGTGTGTATCTGTCCAAAATTAGTTAAGTTGTCGTGTACCCAACGAATCTTTTCAGCAGTAGCTTTTACTCTTTCGGGACCCGTTGCGGTCAGTATGTCTGGTTGATATGGAGCAATGTATCTCCATATCGTGTTGGCGTCCGGTGTTAGCGGCAACCTGTCAAAAAACGTAGCGCCGGCTTTTCTATATTTCGAAAGAAACAAAGTAAAAACCGGGCCACGTATATCTTCAAAACCGACACCAAGTAACCCATGTATGAATCTATCAAGGTCAGACAGAACCCCGTCTAAATCGACGAATAGTTTATATTCTGCTCGTACCTCAAATAGATTCATGCCCTATAAGCTCCAGTGTGTCGTCCTGTATACTAAACACAGTAAGCGTCAGGTATCCATCGTCGGACTTGCCGCATCCTGTGTCGGTAAAAATAGCTCTACCACCAACCTCGTTGCGATGATGGTACGGACCGTGCTTCGGCAGCTCGGTGTTTGCAAACGGCTTGCGGTCGTGTCCCACCACCACATTATGGTTAGCAGGGATGTGGTCAACCCACCCGTACTTGCGTACAGGGTAACCATCATCGTCCACCGAGTTGCCGTCTACCTCACCGTACATAGCCTTATGCACGATCTTACGCTTGATCTCCTTGTTGTGAGTGCTGTGATCTGCATCCCAGTACTCGCGGGCACAAGCGCCATGTGTGAACACCCAGTTGCCGTATCTCCAATGATGGGCGGCATTGCGATGCTCCACGATAGAAACCATTGTGTCGAAAAACAGCCCGTGGTTCTTTTCGCCAACGTCAGCAAGGGTCTTGTGGTGAACACTTGTAAGCATCACCTTTGCACCTCTTGCATAACGACGAAACTTGTCGTCGTGGTTGCCGATAACGAACGCACCTCTATCCTCGTCCAGCACGGCGCGAACCGCAAGGACTGTCTCTAGAGGCTTGTCGTGACCGTCGACAAGGTCACCGAGAAAGAGAAGGAACAGATCGTTACGAAGACCGTACTCAATGCCTGCTCTTAGCTTCTCGGCGTGGGCATGTATATCGGAAAAGGTAACGATGCCACGATATCGGTTACCGACCAGCTTTCTCAGGTCCATTACACTATTTATCACTAAATTGACGAATTAAAGCTCGAAAGTTAGCGTCGGATTGAAATCCTTGTGCTCGCCGTAATGCGTATATCCGCGCGGGTTGCACAGAATTCGCGTATTGTGAACCGTTACGTCCACAGGAATATGCGTATGCCCATGACACCACACATCGATGTCGAACTGCTCAATAACCTCATCCATGTTCACCATGTAACCCGGGTTTAGCGGGCTAAACTTGTGAATCTCGTTGACACAGAGCGGATGCGGCAGGTGGTGCGTGACCACAATCGTCTTGCCGTCCCATGGCTTACGCAGCTCTTCCGTAATGAAGGTCCGCGTAATCATGTGCGCCCTAATCGTGTCGTCTGGATGCAGCGCACGAATGCCGTGTACCTCATGACGGAAACGACCAACCTCGTAGTCATTCATGCCATTGTAGCATGCCTGCTTCGCAAACCAGTCGCCGCGATTCATATCCGTCCATAGCGTTCCGCCAATGAGACGAATCTTGTCATGCACATGGACAGTGTCATCCAACAGGACGAAATTACCAGGCATGTCTACCGCAGCGATGCGACGCCATCCCTCACGCACGTCGTGATACTCGTTGTGGTAAAACTCGTGATTGCCCAGCACGTAAACAACCTTTCGGAAGTCCTGGCATGCACGGAATAGAAAACGTCGTGCATCAAGACCAACGTCGATGTCGCCCGCAAAGATGGCGCACGTTTCTTTGTCCGTGGGTAGCTTGATGTAATTGTACGTGGCGAACTCGTTGTGCAGGTCGCTCATTAACCGAAAAAGCATAAAGACACTCCTAGTCTTGCTGCAAAGTATAGCAAGAAAGAGTCAAAAAGTCAATAGTGAAAAGATTAATTAAATCAAGAAGTTACGTGTTGCCTTCTGTAAACACACGTATTTCCCAGCCAAAAGATAGCGCAATTTCACGCATTTTGTCCGAAGTGCGGCCCTCACAACCAGCGCAGTAATAGTCTGAATAGTCTTTTGTTTCTTTGTCGGGATATACCAAATTATAAATTTGTGCGCAAATGGCGCCCGCTGTTCTCCAAGAAACGGAGTATGTGTTTTCACCTTGCAATGCTTCGACAAACTCTTCTTTTGTTACGTTGTCTACACGAACCCACTCTGTGTTACACAATGCTGCATATAAGTCGTAAAGAAAATCTGGATCTTTACGAACCGCGTCTAGTATGGCAGGCTGTGTTTGTAAGAAGTGATCCAAGGGTAAGTCTACGTCCACAAAGAATGTCTAATTGCAATTAGTCGAGCAAGATTTTCGTCTGCTTCTTTGCGTCTATTGCTGTTAAATTCCTGACTAGCATTAGACCATATTTTCCATGCTTTTGCTTCTTCTGGATTTTCTTCCTTCCATTTTTCTCGCAAAACATCTAGTCCAGCGTCGATCGGACAGACCGGACCGTAATTATTCTTTTTATAGTGTTGCCACCACAGATAAAGTTCCTTTGCTTCTTTTGCAGCCTCTACTTGATGGTCCGGCATACGATCCCATACTGTGTGATTTTCTGGCAGCTTGTCGTTGTAATTAATTGTGTAGTCTAGGTTCTCTAAGCCTTTTTCGGCGTCTCGATATTTCTTAGAACCCCACGACATTTCAATCTCCACATAATCTTCTAGTAGAGAAAAACATGCATGTAGCATACGGACATCCAGGTCATAGTAGCCTGGTGGTAGCTTTGTATAGACTACGTTATAACGATGCCGCGGAATAAATCGATGATAAATCCAATACTTTGCATCGTGATAGCGTGTAATGGTATTCCGTCTAATAAAAGGCCGAATAGTCTTTTTGTAATACCAACGAACAGGTGCTTTACGCTTCATCTTTTCGTCAAACTCCTGCCACTCATCCATAGTTGCTGCATATGGTGAGTCAAAAGATAACCATCTCTTGAATTTTTTAATCAGTTCTTTCATAATGTATTGTAACATACCACAATACGTATGTCAAACAAAAACGGGGCCGAAGCCCCGTAAGTTTTGTTCCTACTGAAATTAACGAGCGTTATATTCTTTTCCGGAAAAACCCATGTTTCCTTGTTTAGAAATAAAATCGTTTAGCTTTCGTGCCTCTTCAATTACTTCCTCTGTAGTAGGGGAGGTAGAAACCATTTCCTTTCCATCTGCTACAGATTGTGCGCTATGCTTTGCTTGCAGAATCTGAAATGCTAATTTCAAAAGGTCTGCTCGTAATTCGTAGGGCGATTTTCCCTGGGACATTTTTAATACTCCTTACTGTTGTGATACGTCTGTCTGTGTAGTTGCTTTTGGAGCGTACTTGCCAACAGATGCTTCCTTGGCTAGACGATCCATTTCTTTCTTTTGGTAATATTCTGCTTCTCTCTTGGTTAGACCATTCATAACGCTATGTCCATCGACAATTACGTTCCACTGATAGCCGTCGTCTCCACCGATCTGCTTAATCTTTACACGATTAGCGGTACCAGCACCATAATCCTGTGCCTTCTTTTCCTTGTTTGCCTTTGCAACCTTAGAATAGTATTTTTGTGATTCTTTCTTACGCTTTGGAGCAGAAGCCTTCCATTTCGCTTGAGATACTTGTGTTTTATTATGTCTACGTAATGTCTTAGCAATTTGATCCATTAACTTTGCTTGGTCAGCAGTTTGTACAAAAATGCCATTCGACTTAAAGTTAAACAAATTAAACTTTCCGCCAGACTTTGTCTTTACTTGAAAGGACTTTGGCTTAGAAACTAAATCATACCCTATTGATCGCATTAAAGCAATCAAGTGACCTGACGTAGGTTCTACACTAACCTTAACCCATCCGTTTTGCTGTGGTTCGACTTTAACGTCGTCCATTTTTGCTTGTTCGGCAGCTACAGGTGTTGCAGATTCTAATATATCTGTTATACGCATGTGATTATTCCCAAACTGTATTCATGTGTATTTATCAGTTTTCGGGTATTTTTACTGCTTTGCAGCATCAACCGCCAACTGTAACGTTTCCAGATCCCGATGTAACATTGTGACCGCAGGTTGCGGGATCACCTTGTCTAAACACGTTTTTGCCACCAGCCGTTACAGTTTGGCTGCCGGCGCCCGGAACTAACTTAGGCGAACTACTATGTGGCGGATTGCTGCCGTGTGGAGTAACATTATCTCCTTCTACTGCAATGACGCTGTTGTTTACCGTCACGGTAGGCTCACCGGGGCCGATGATAACACCGACCGCAGCGTCTACACCTACTCGTGCGGCAGCGGGCATTACTTACCTCCTGGAACTACTAAGCCACCGGAAGGAGGCAGAGTTAGTCCTGTTTCAAACGATGTGTACGCACCCTCTACATCTGCGCGAGGTTTCATAATTGCTACGATGGCAGATCGTTGATAAACGACTGGATGCTCTACATCCCCCAGCAATGTTGCTGGGCCCAGCCCGTATCCTTGCGGACCTGGCATAACGGTGCATGGTTTCTTAATAGAAACTTCATCTCTTGTTAGGCTTACAATTTTTCCCACGATCTCGTCACCGGTGATTAGACGAAAGCAAATTACTTTGCCTTCCTCTAATACCGCTTTTGGTTTTAAAATGTCATTCATGTGTGTGTGTGTGCTCCAACTTACTCTGTGATCAAATCTACAACTTCACAGGATGAACCTGTGCAGGCTAGCGTCTGCGAACCTGCTGTGTTATCTTCTGTCTCGTATTGAGAAATCTTTAGCCAGTCAACATCCTTAGGAAGTTGTGCTAATAGTTCTTCATACTTTGTCTTATCAATCTCCTGATAAGGTGCTTGACGATATGTATGATTCGTATGTGGTAGGAAAGACACGCCACTCATATAATCGAAATGCTTGTATACCCACGCACCTACTTCTAACCATTCGTGATCACGAACATAAACTGTAATAGATGGCTTGTGTTCACACCAGTGTTGAGCATAAATCTTCCATAGCTCCAACTGTTCGATAGCATTCATGTCGTCGCGCATTACGCTGTTATGAGGGGCTTTTGTCGGGAAACTGAATACGAAATTGTGTTGTGGTTTTGTAACGTCGTCCTCGACAGGAAACCCAGCGTCTGCCATAAACAGAGCTAATGGATCTTTCTTGTCTGCACGTACCGTACGAATATAGTATTCACTATAACGTGGATGAATGCCCGATGCGGAATCAACCAGCTGCGAAACTGTGCCGGAAGGCTTTACGCAGGTAATAGCAGCGGATTGCTTAATGCCAATTGTTGCAGCCCACTTCTTATTTTCTGCAACTGCTTCTGCCTTTAAACGTTCTAGAAAATCTGCAAGATCCTTGCGAGCCTTCTTGCCACTTAGGAATTCGTTATCCATAATGCCAGTCAAGCTTACTCCAAGTAACGACTCTTCCTCCGTATTCTGCTTCCATTCCTTAGATAGGTAACGGAAGTTTGTTAACGACGATTGTAGCGTACCTAAAATAGTTGCTAGGCGTACCTTACGTGCTAGTGTATCGTAATCGTCTGTGGAACGAACTACGATCTCAGAAAGGTTGCAGAACTGCTTACTACGTAGAAGAATCTCGGAACAAGGATTCGTACCTGCTACCAACGAACCGTCACGACGACCGTTGCTTGCAGCATGTGCGCGAGCAGCCTTAATATTGAAGATACCGCGTTCGCCAGACTTGGACTCAATCAGTGCGAGCCATTCACGCATGAAGATTTCGATGTCTGGCTTTTCTGTATATGCAACCGAGTTGTTAGCCAGTGCGCGTTGCCCATTCTGTTCCCACCACTTACCCGACTTAGCGTGACGTAGGCGCTCATCAGAAAGATTGGATAGAGAAATAAGTGCGGAGCGACGAACACCACCTACGACAACGATATCACCAATTTTACACATAAGATCGTGGCATTCGATGGAGTTAAGTTTGCGGCCGGCTGCATTAACAAATGTATTTACAGCAAAGTGAAATAGTTCATTTAATGGTTCTGGACCCGAGCTGCGGCCACCGAATGTCTTTAGCCTGGCGCCAGCGGGACGTAGGCGCGACAGGTCCCACTTTGGAATACGTCCTGCGTATAACATGGAAATAAGTTCGCGAAAACTGCTCGCCCAACCAAGCTTGGAATCTGGCACAACAATTACAGTGTCGCTATCGTGGAACTCTTCAGACACTACTGGTAACTTAGCAATCTCTTGCCGCTTTACGCTAAATCCAACGCCTGTGCCACACATAAGAATGTACATGCATTCGTCAAAGGAGCGTGGGTTGTCAACTGCTAGGAACGAGCAGTTATATCCTGCCACTGCATCGCGTTCCAATGCCTTGCCTGCTGTCATTAAGCAACGCATAGAAGGCATAACTTCTAGATTAAGAACTGCAAGTTCTAGCTCATCTCTTACCTTGATATAGTCTTTAACCGCGTTAGGATAGTTTTCTTCTAAATGCTTTTGAAAGAAGCTGAAATAACGACCTACAGTCTCTTCCCACGTTTCCCGGCGACCTAATTCTTCATTGTACCTAGCGTATCTGCTAAGATGAATAAACTTCTGATAATCTGAGGGCAGTCCCACGATCTGTTCTCCTTTCTTATTTGTTTTATTTAGTTTACTGCTGACAGCAACGGCAAGATTGTTCTGCGACATGTGTTCTCCTGTGTCCTTTTGAATACAAACTTTGCCAATTGCTGGCTTGTTGTTATTCTTTTTATGTGTTGTTACTTATCGTGTACGGACGAACCGTTATATGATACTATTTGGTAGTTAACTGCTTATATAATGGGTGTCTTATGGAAACGGCATTTGTATTAAACACTGTGTAGTCACTTGGGCTATATGTGCCCAGCCAGCTCATAGAGATGAGTTCTTTCTTATAAACACCGTGCGCCTCTTCGGATAATACTTCTTCCATCGGTCGTCCGTATACAAGTCCTGGCGGTGCTACTTGTGTAGAACCGACTGCAACTGCCCACGTCTTCCCCTTATTCGTACTAAAATATTCTTCCACTATCCATTGTCCTGCTTCTTCGCGACATACGGTCAGTATAAATTTACTACGCTCAGAAATTGCTACACCGCCATAATAGTTACGAATGCCTTGACCGTGGAAGGGCAAGCCACCGCTGCATATAGAGTAGTTAGACCAGACACCGTTTTCCTTTATAGCGTAACGATAGTCTGCAATATTATTTGTAGGATCAAAAACTGCGAACACTACACAGTCGTCGCTCGACTCGAATAATCTTGTGCTATATCCTGCCGGGCACTCGTATACCTTTTCAAAACTATTTTCATCAAATGGTAAACCAACACCGGTGGTCATGTTACCTACAACAGTGCCCTTAGATACTACATCCCACGGTGCAGTTAGTCCGTTACGATGAATCTCGCCATAATAAATGTCATGATGCTTGCCATCAAAGGGATGCCAACCTAACGCAAAATTAAACACGTCTTTGTTAATTGTACTACGACGTACAGCAAAGTAAGGCCAGGTCCATACCTTCGATGCAAAAAATGCCTTTGGGGCAGAGAAGGTGGTTAATGGCCAAGTACCTAATACATAATGCCACTGATTGCCAAGTGCTTGCTGATTACGAGATAATACAAAGATTTCCCCGTTGGAATTAAAAACATTAGGATAGTTAGATCTTTGTGGCGGCGTAGCAAAGTCAAAGGACTTCATTGGAATTCCTTCCGGACTTTCTCCTTCGTTAAACTCCACATAGAACATTTTTTCGCCCGGCTCACCAATTACGTTTCTTCCTTGTAGGAAAACGGCGACTTTGCCATTACCCGTTACCACACAGCCAGCATTGTGATCGTCTGGAGCAAAAGCACCCGACAATGTAAATCGGTCTACTTTTTCTGCTAGGTGGTCAATTACTGCAACACCTGCTGTACCAGCAGATTCTGTAAATACAAGATAGGTCTTGTTTTTCGTGGCACTGTAGTCACGTAAAAGAATCGGCTTTGTCCACCAAGACCACATAGCATTATCGACCTTAACAGGGACAGGTACAAACTTGGTCTTTTTCTTTTTGTCGTTATGAGTATCGCAAGCTGCGAGCAGCGATCCAAATATTCCGGTAAGTGTACCTATAAGCGTACCTTTGAGGATTTTTCTCCTCGTATAATTTTCCCCTGTCATTCTTATTATTCTCCTGTCATGTAATGTGTGGAATAGTGGTATTAGCGAAATCATCCACTATTCTAATCTCTTTATAATCCTGTAGATCGGCAACCTCTCCGAGAATATAATTTAGAATGCACTTATTATCGATAAGAGGAACTAAAAATCTATCCCTCCCGTCATCAATAAGTACAACCGAAATTTCGTTCTTCGGTAACATTGTAGCTAACGTATGATATTGAAGCAGGCTAATCGTGCTTGCACAATACGTTTTATGATAAAGAATTTCCCACGGCGTCGGCCAATCAGCTGGCGTATAAAAGTCTATACAACGAGCGCCTACTGGAAACTTTGCAAAGAACGTCGCAACCTTATTTAGCTTTTCTTCCTTAGTAAGGTCACGAATTTCTTCACGGAAGTTTCTCCACATTGTTATTCTTTCTTCGGGAGAAGAGTTATTCCATATCGACATAGGTTAAGTATAGCAGATGTGTTAGAATTGTCAAGTAACGTTTACTCGTAGTTCACTTTTAATGCAGTGATCCACTTGCCAGTTACTACTTTACCAGCATCAGCAGAATTTAACCACAAAGAACCGCGTCCGCGTAGCCATTGTACTTGACCAGCAGCCGGAGCAACATACCCTGTATTCAATAACGTGGCTGGAACTCCGTCCAGGTACACTGCAAATTCTCCATTTTGTCCGTTGGCTCCGTAATTAACTCTACCATAATTTGGATTGAATCTACCAGTAGTTGCACCGTCACCAATATCTACGTATCTACGATTGATATTGTAGGAAATCTTTGCATCAACTACACACGATGCCTGCATAACATTCCTTCCAGTAAAACAAATAGCAAGATCGTCTGGAAGAGACGTGGTCATTACTCTAAAAGTAGTTCCATTGCGTCGAAACTCTAATGTATTTCCTGTTCGTACAAAACTATACTCATCTAAAGGAGAACCGTCGGTTACGTTTATTGTTTGTACAACAGATCCATTGAATGCATTTCTGCATTGAATAGAAAATGCCTGTAGTGTGGGCGAAGCAGTTGTATGAATAACTCGCATATTAAATGTCATTGCACTTTGACTTCGATTACCTGCAACCACGTTTGCCCAGGTCATCACGCCTATGTCAATCCAGTGCCCACCAGCACTCCACGCTGGCACCTTAAATTTAAACTCAAAGTCGCCGATTAATTGCTGCTCTCCGATTGCTAAATTATTTGTGTCTGCTCGCTGAGCAACTACACCCGGATGAAAATACCAATTATTTGTCCATTCTTGTAGTACGGTAAATGGTTCGTCCACCACTGAGCCAACATCGGAGTTCGGAACAGTTAATGGTGTAAATGTGTCGCCTTTTTCTGCTGAACCAAAGTAAATGTTATAATAACTCGAAAAGGTCGTAGCATTGTCGTTTAACATACCGTCAAACACAAACCCATCATAATATTCATTGACGATATATGAGTCTACACCACCATTATCATTAAAGGAGATTGTTAGTCCGTCAATTAACGGCTCCGACGCTCCGTGCGTAGTTTTCGAGTTAGTATTTCCTAAACGCCATTGCGTTCCATCCCATCCATAATTTTCCCAGTTACCGTAAGGAAGCAATGCTTGCATTGTGTTCGTACCGTCACCGTTGCCTGTATAAGCAGTATAGCCCCTTTGATCGTGCGTAGAATCACCTCCGGGGTTTCTAGGAGACCAGCCTAAGTAAACGCCCTTTCCTATATACTGAATGTTGGGGACACCGTTTTCATAACCAATCGTACACTCGTTTGGAACATAGCTATATGATCCCCAGAACTCAGAAATAAGTCCAATTGCCTCGCTGTTTGCAGTAGCCAACTGAGACGAATTTTTATATACGTGTACACCGCCAGAATCGCTTAAATGACATGTAGTGACATCGTTGCCACCTCGGCCACGAAGTAGGGTCGGCGGACCGATTGCAATTGTGTTGGATGCTGTGCTAGTAGTAGCTGCATTTCCATAGCTATACAATCCGGAGGTACTACAACTTGTTCCTTTTGTAATCCACTGCCCGGTATTATTTAGCGTAGATACACATAACGTTCCTACTCGTTTTTCTCCTAAAGCATAGTTAGCTGTAGAGTTGTTTGCACGAACTTGGTTAGATGTAGGTGTAGAGCCGGCGCGAGACCACCAGAAAAACTGTCCATTTGTGCTGGTAGAGCTAGTCACAGAATGTACAGTTGATGGTGCCTGTATTAACAAACGATCGTCCGCGCTATACGGATCAATGTGAATGCCGATAATGTTTGTCGGGCCCGGAGAACCACTGGTATAGTTTGTAAGTGCGAATTGAGGAACCGTAGTTTCGTCATACAGAGTCCATGTAGATCCTGCATCTGCTGTCCAGGCCATCACACATTTATTATCTGTCGTGTCGTTAAAGACTGCCCACCATATACCATTTGCGCCTGGAATCGGAACAAGCTTTGCACCGGTGCCGGTCGCGCTAGTAACAGACCCAGCAACATTATCTTCGTGATAGCCGGAGCCCGGGTTGGTAATTGTTATGCTTGTAATATCTCCTAGCGGGCCAATGGATGCAACTGTACCAGCAAAACCAGAGCCCATCGAATTCTCGGTGTCTACGTTAATTGTGTCACCAACGATATAACCGGTGCCGCCATAAAGGATTTTGAACTCCACAATTGCACCTACATTCTTAACCGTTACGCCTCGACAAGAATTTGAATTTGTTATTCCAGTCGGTTCTATTTTTGTAATTACAGTTTGAGAACCATCCCAATCGTTAAACGGTCTTTCGATCTTCCACAAACCAGTGCCGCCATCTGCTACGAGAATTGTGCTACCATCGTGCGCTAACTGAAGAATATCGGTAGGATTCCAGGTAGGTGTGGTATAATTGTCTATCGTATAGTGTTTAGCATTAACATCTGCAATAGTTATGCCCGTTTGACTAAAGCCAATAAATTGAGGATAGTGGTAATGCTTCACACACCAGCCTCCTCGTAAGGAATGCTGTACACCATAAAAGTCGCCGGGGCTGCCGTAGCTAGACGATGCATTACATATAAATCCGTGTCTCTTTGCATAGGTTTCGTCTAAGGTAAAAGATTCTACGCCGGCACCTAACCACGGCGGTAATGTAGGTATACCAATTCCAGCTTGTGCTCTCCAGCTATTAATTACAAAGTTATAAATGCGACGACGTTGCAAATTATAGGTAGCAACACCAGTTACACCCGTGTTCGTAATATTAATTCTATATAGATATGGGGTAATAGGATCGTCGATGTTGCTTACCCAGAGTCCGTTGTCAATAAGATTTACCTTTGCAGGACTCAAGGAGATGTCCGGAATATTTAAGAATATAGGTCGGTTTCCTGAAACGTATGCCGCCTTAGGAAACACATTTTGTATCGACGAAGTCGTTCCTTTATCAAACGGTGACCATAGTGTTGGTTGATGGTCGTTAAAAGATGACGGCCCCCAACCAACCGATCGAATAGGAGAGCCGATCCACCAATCTGGACTTGTAGACACATTACTTGCACCGAATTGTCCAACAATTCGCGCTTGCTTTACTCCGTTCATTACGTCTACTGTTCCTGGATTATTTACATATAAGGACGAGCCAGAATCGGTATCCATAGTACGGAACTTAAAAGTCCGACCACGATTTAAAATACCTACAACCTGATCCATTCTTTGTGCAGAGATAAAACTATAAACGGGTTGCGGATAATAAACGCCGTCTGCGTTTAGCATTTTTCGAGCATAGCTGTCCATCATATATGAACGAAGCCTTGTATTCGCGAGTGCTGCCGATCTGTTAAAGAAAATTCTATAGGTAACCTGTAGAATCTCTGTAGTGGTTTGTGTACACGGTGTATCTAACGTAAGAATTGACCATGCATTAGAGTATGTGCTCGATCCCAACCCTTGGTTATATTGATTGCCGCTGTCCCAGCCAGCCGAAGCGGCGAAGCTGCGAATATTTCTTGTAGCAACTGCAGGCGGGTTAAATGTACTTACGCAATAGTAATACGGGTCTGTTGCACCGGCGGCCGGAACGTATGTGCCACCGATTGTAATAGCACCTATGATCCATCCGTCTCCGGGCGCCATCCATGCCATGTAAGCACCTGTAAAATCCACCTCGTTTGCATAAACTCGCATGTCTGCAGGGTTCGTGCCTTCGTTATTGTGGAATCGATATAAAATTTCAGGCGTAACTAAATTCTCATCTTCGATAGTTTCTATTAATTCGCCGGCTACCCATTCACCATTAACAAGTGTTGCCTTTCGTTTTTCTATTGTGTATACGCCCTTAAACATGGTGTCTCCTGTATTATCTGTGTATTTATCTTATCACACAGAGCCTATCGATATACCCGAAGCACGGAACACCGTTAACAAGAAGTTTCGAGACGAAATCTCATTATCACCCATTCCATTTCCGGGTTCATCCGAATAGTCGACCTTCTTACCTTCTGCTCGAAATACGGTATTTTGCCATGGCAGTGTACTCATAAAATGCTCGCCCATCGCAATTTCATCTTCAACCAGTTGAGAAATACGAAATGGATTTTGTACAGTCTTAGTGAAAAGAAAATTCGAAGAAGATATGTGATTACCCATCGGTGCACCGGAATTTCCGTGTGCCCTAAACATAGGCGAAGTTGCTAAACTTCTATATATGCCGAAACTTTCCGAGTCTGGTGTTACAAAAAATGTTTCCGATGATAGTTTGCCTAAACTAGTATATACAGTTTTCTCCCAAACGGCAGTTAATCGATACGGTGTTCCATCATTAAATGGCAAAATATAATAATCGTATTCTTTCGGAATAAATGCAGAAGAAATCCAAGAAGATGTTCCAGTATTATATCTCTCTGCATATGCTCCCAAATAGCTATACCTAGCATAATAATAAAACGAATCAGCAGCATCTGGGGAAATAATATCGGCAGGTATAGTCCATTCTAACATATATTGAGTAGTGATACGTGCAGTTACAAACTCCGCACCCGAACCTGTATTGTTATTGTAGTATCTAGGCACTACTCTCGGTTCTACTCGAAATCCGCTCTGCACTGCATTTGATGCAGTCCTTCCAAATAGAATAGTAGAGTAATGGTTTCCCATGCTTCCTATTCCCGCAGGATTTCTAAATACTAGAACATCGTCAAAAACTTCATCAGGTCCATACCTGTCAATATATACTCGAAAAGACAAATCGTCGGTATTAGGATTTATAAACCACGGAGTTAATGTATCGCTATCATTAAGCGTGACAATCGTTCCTGATGTTTGAACCCATTCTATTGTGTGTCCGGCGGTGGGCTTATTAAATGTTGCACTTAACTGTACTATGTCATTACAAAGAATGTTGAATATATCGCCAGCCGTAACCTCATTCGGAGGAATGTAGTAGTAATAGACTTGTAGAACACGAGATGGAATTAATGGCATATTAGAAGTACGAGATAATCATAACTAATCCGTCTGCGCCGAAGCCGCCACGGCCTGACCAGGCATTGTTTCCGCTCGTTGCAGCACCGCCGCCGCCGCCACCACCTCCTGGCCAGCCACCGTCGCCACCGTCGCCGCCATTTACCGTAGAATTGCTCGAACTGCCGCCACCCCCACCTCCGGCACCTCCCATGGAAATGTTATCCGCACCGTTTGATCCTTGGCCGCCGTCAGCGGCACCCCCGGTTGCAGCCGGCTGTGCTGCTGATAATAGAACGCCACCAGCAGACCCAGCCGATGCAGTGCTAGAACCTGCTGCGAATCCACCACCTGCCCCACCGCCTGCTCCACCGAGAGAAGCATTACCGCCGGGATTACCGGTCGGCACGGCATCGTCTCCTGCTCCGCCCGCCCCGGCTTCTGCATCGGCGGCAGTGCCGCCTGTATTGCCTCCTATCGCTGTGCCTTGACCACCACCACCGGCGGCTGCACTTATATAACTCTGTATAGACAAAAGTTGTATACTCGAAGTACCGCCAGCTTCCCCGGATCTGCCAACCTCAGAAACTAATCGAGTGCCTGCCCCACCGCGCCCGCCACGGCCCACTACAACCAACCCTGTGTCCAATACTATTTCTGTAGGGAAGACATAATATAATTGCTGGCCTCCACCTCCGCCACCGCCACCGGAACGGGCAGCTAAAGCCGCGGCTATAGTTCCGCCTCCGCCGCCGCCTCCAGCGCCAAACAATGTTACTTGTATTATTTTGGCTCCGGCAGGCTTGTACCATTCTACACCGTGTTCTTTTGTGGGCGCCGCATATATATCTACCTTACACGAGAGGTTACCTAAATTTTCTAAATATGCTAAAAGAATCTTTTTTCTTTCGTCAGATATGCTATCGTGAAAAACAATATAATCGTTATTTACATCGGGTGCAGCATCTGCGGTTAAAGAAGGTAGATCTACTGATACAGTTACGTCAGTGTTTGTTTCAACTACTGCAATACCATCCTCTCCCTCGAGAGATGGAATAAGGTCTTCGTTAACGATTTTGCCTGTTGTATCTTTTGTACTCATATATTAAAAGAACGTGTATACGACAATAACGCCAGATCCACCGTCTCCTCCCTTACCCGATGCTCCTGTTCCGTTTGTAGAGCCACCTCCACCTCCGCCTCCGCCACCGCCGACACCGCCGTTTCCGCCAGCACCACCCGATCCGTTTGCAGTAGCATTTCCGGCGCCGCCTCCGCCGCCAGTGCCCGGTATACTCCAAGAAGCATTTCCGTTTCCGTTGCCTCCGGCACCACCTGGAACCGTTCCAGCGGTGCCAACCGCATCGGTGGTAAAAGAAATAGTGCCGCCAAGCGTGCCGTTTGATGCGGTATTTGTGGTTGTGACTCCGTTACCGCCACCTCCACCTGCTCCAGCAAATTGTGCCGCAGCGCCTGCTGTTGCGGCACTGTCATCGCCTGTCCCTCCGTTGCCACCGGGTTGAAAACCAATCGTAGAACCGGTGCCGGCCGTGCCGCCGTTGCTTGCGGTGGTACCGCCTGCTCCTCCGGTTCCACCGCCTGTGCGAAATATACCAAAGGATGTTGTGCCGCCATTTCCTCCGGCATTACCATTGTTAGAGTCGGTACCTTGTGCTGCACCTCCTGTACCGCCAGCGCCAACAGTATAAGAAATAGATGCATCGAATTGATCCGCTGTAACCCAAAAACGGCTGCGTGCGCCTCCGCCTCCACCACCGCCGCCAGTGCGTAACGTAGCAGTTCCTCCTTTACGGCCCGATCCTCCGCCACCACCACCGCCAATGAGAACAATGAAAAACATCTTTGCTCCTGCGGGTTTTGACCAGGTGCTTGTAGTGGGTGTAGAAAATACTGTTACAGTAGATACAATTTTTGATTTCTGTGGCAAGTTCGATAGCTTAACTTTTTTCAATGACGAAGCACTTGTATCGTAAGAATAAGTCGTATCTTGCGCAGGCGTCACGCCTGTCGCTGTTGTCAGTTCGTTAACATCTAATCTAACAGTAGTTTTACCTGTCGACGAAGTCGCAGTTACACCGTCACCTATAATAGTTTTTTGTAGGTCTGTCTTACGTGTGTTACCTTTGTTATTTCGTATTGCCATATTAGAAACTCGTTATTACCACTACGATACCCGCACCGCCATTTCCTCCGGAGCCTGATGCTCCGCCAGTGCCGTTAGTCGAAGCACCACCGCCACCACCGCCGGCGCCATATCTACCACCTGCACCACCTGCACCACCATTTGCGGCTGCTGTTGTCGATGAGCCACCACCGCCACCACCTGTACCAGGCTGGCCACCATTTACAGTTGTATTAGCGCCGGCGCCACCGGCAGTACCTGTTGCACCGCTTGTTCCTGCTGTGCCGGCGACGTCTGTTGTTACAGTAATAGTGCCGCCTGCGCCGGGAGCAAAGACAGTATTAGCAGTGCTTATACCGCCTCCGCCGCCGCCACCCGGACACCCAATAAAAGATGATCCACCGGCACCGGCAGCAACGTTATCATCGCTGTTTCCACCGGTGCCTCCGATTGCGGCGCCTGTTCCCGCTGCCGTAACTGCAGACGCTGCTGTAGAAAGAACTCCACCAATCCCGCCAGCGCCGCCACCACCCCGAACATATATACCGAAAGTGGAGTCGCCGCCAGCCGTACCTGCGTTTCCATTAGTAGAATCTACTGTTTGTCCCGTGCCGCCTGTACCTGCTGCGCCGACTGTAACTGAAACTGTGTCTGGCAGGTATGAGGCAGGGAAGGTTTCACCCGTTCTGCCACCACCGCCACCGCCATTTCCACCTAATCGGGACGTAGCAGCGGCACCTCGTCTTCCAGATCCTCCGCCACCACCGCCACCAGTAGCAGATACATGAACACTCTTTGCTCCTTTCGGCTTGTTCCATGTACCATCAGATGTAAAAATATCTACTTGTGCTGCTACGGTAGACGTAGGAGGCAGATCATCGTGCCGTACTTTTTTGTGTACGCCAGCAGATGTATCGTATACAATTACGTAATCATTCGCGCCATCGGGGGTTGCATCTTCAGTGAGACTATCGATATCGAGATCAAATACAGGTTCATTTCCTTGAATAGAGACAGACAAGCCTGTACCAGCGACAATTGTTTTATTCTTGTCACTTTCGATATCGGAGCCTTTTTTGTCTCTAAAACCCATTAGGTCTCCTTAACTCCACAAATGTAATAGTCTACCGCAGATGCTGTTGTTGTAATAGCTTCGATTGTATCGCTTGCTTCAATTACAATTGCATCGCCGGTCTCTAATACTTCGGCAGACTCGTGTTGATTTAATACATAACGGCGCCACTTACGTGGAGTACCGCTTACGTTCAAATATAAATCAATCGTCTGTGCTGCGGCATTTGTATTGTATAAACTAATGCGCTTTACATATGTAACCGTCGATGCTGCTCCAGTAAAGATAGCAGTTTGCGTAGTTGGCAATTGACCGTCAGCTAATACTGCGGTTGTGAATGTGCCTGCCATTTAAAAACCTCCC